AAGCTCGAATCGAGTTTTACCATAGGTGAAGATCCAGACATCTTAGGATTGTTTGGTATCAAGCAGGACGCAAAACAGGTGTCGTTTTTTATCCGTTCTCACTTGGAAAATGATATTACAGGTGAACAGAAAACGGTTATTGAAGAGCTTCGCTGTAAAGTTGTTTCTATTGACATGGGAACAAAAACAGCAGGTAGCTTCTCACCAACCACTGTGACGCTTAACCCTATGTACTACAAGTACGAATCGGGCGGAAAAGTCATTTGGGAACTTGACCCAATCAACATGGTTCGCATCATTAATGGCGTGGACCAGCTCGCTAAAGCGCGAGCTTCTCTCGGTAAATAATTTCTTTCAATATTAGCCCTGCCAATTTCGGTAGGGCTTTTTTATGTGGCGAATATCATCATGGAAACTATCAAACTCGATTACCCAATTAAGCACGACGACAAAACTATCAGCGAAGTAGAAGTCCGACGTCCTAATGTTCGTGACCATATTTGGTTGGATCATCAATCGGCAGCAGCAAAACGCTCAGGTAAGACGCTTGATGAAGTGGAGAAAGATGCAGAGCTTTATGCTCGTTTGTGCGATCTGTCTGTTGAAGCTATTGGTAAGTTGGATATGCAAGACTGGGGAAAGTTGCGCAAGTTTTATCTCGAGTGCGTCGTTCCCTCCAAGAGCTCAACGCAAGCGACAGAGACTGCTTAATTTTTAAGTTAGCCACCCATACTGGCTGGCAACCCTCGGAGATAGAAGCGCTCGATATGGAGCGCTTTTTCTTTTTTGTAGAACAAATGCCAAAGAAGGCGACTAAATGAGCGCAGCCCAACATCTAAAATCGGTGGTCACGCTCGGTGGGGCCGTGGACCCATCATTTAAAAACATGGCTAGTGAGGTGGATAAACACCTCGGTAGCGCCACCAAAGAAGTAAAAACGCTTGAGCGTGAGCAGAAGAATCTCACTAAACAAATCAAGAAAGCTAAGTTAGCCGGTGCCGATGTTTCTCTTTTAACGAAACGATACGACAAGCTTGGTGATGAAATAGACCAAGCCAGTCGAAGTGCCGAAGGGTTTCAAGCCGCCAGCGATTTAAAAGGCAGTTTGAAGTCAACCGCCACTTATGCTGCAGCGACAACTGCAGGCTTAGTTGGTGTTACTGGGTCCGTCATCGCATTAACCAGTGCGACGAATGCAGCCACAGCAGAGCAGGCAGGATTTGCTAAAGCCTATGGCATGAGCATAGAGCAGTTTAATGCTTGGGGCGGTATTGCAGCTCAAGCAGGGCTTAATGCGGAGAATACCGGTGATCTTGTTGAAGAACTGACTAATAAATTTGGCGAGTTCAAACGGTTTGGTGAACAGTCATCTGTTTCTGATGTGTTTGGAGCGCTTGGTATTGACGCCGCCATGATGGATGGCCTGTCAGCAGCCGAACAGTTTGAGTTTGTGATGCGTCGCCTTGAGAAAGTAGGTGATGCTCAGCAAGCCGCATCTTTAGCGGATATGTTGTTTGGTGGTGAGGGTAACAAGGTTGTCACTTACATCAAGAACTCGGGGAAAAGCCTCAATGAGCTTCTTGATGCTCAGAAAGCCATAAACAATCTGACGCAAGAAGGTGCAGACGGAGCGTTAAAGTACAATACTGCTTTAAATTCAGTCACAAAATCGATGTACACAGCATGGCAAGATGTTGCTGGTGTTGTTGGTGGTGAAGTTGCTCCTGTCTTTGATGACCTATCGATAAGTGTTAGCTCTTTTGTTCGAGAGAACAGAGCAGAGATCATCGACTTTCTAAGCAGTGCTGTTGAAGGTTCATTGGCGTTCGCACGAGGTGTATTCACGCTCGGCAGTGCGGTTAATGATGTTGTCCAAGTTTTTGGCGGTTGGGAGACTGTTGCTGCAGGTGTTGCTGGCTTAATGGCTGGCAAGATGGTTGTTGGAGTTGCAGGTGTTGTTTCCGGTATCGGAACAATGGTCACCACGCTTGGTGCTGCTAAAACCACTATGTTGGGTCTTAATGCCGTTATGGTAGCAAACCCTATTGGTGCTGTTGCTGCAGCAGTGGGTTTATTGACTGCTGCAGGTGTTGCTCTTTATCAAAATTGGGATGCTGTTAAAGAGTGGTTTGAACCGTTCTTTGGTTGGTTCGAGGCTAAGTGGCAAGGTTTCCTTGAGCTTGGCGAAAAAGCCAAAGGCATGCTCAAGTCCGTGACTGGCTTCTTGGGTTTTGGTGAAGGTGACCAAGGTTCCTCTCAAGGCTCTACGGGTTACTACGGTGGTCATACTCAAAACGCACCAAGCTCTTATGGTTATGGAGCAAGAGCGCAGGCCGCAAATCAAAGCACGTATGCTGCAGCTGGTGGTAATACTGTTCACCAGAAAGTAGAGAAAATCGAAATACACGCTGCGCCTGGTCAATCCTCAGAAGATATTGGTAAAGAAGTGGCCAGCCGACTAGGTGGAGAGCAAGATGCGATGTTTGACCTCGCTATGGGGGATTAATGGCTGAACATGTAATGATGAAGCTACAGAACTCGAAGCGAGGCTTTAAGTTCTCAATTCATACCGCGACTTATCAATCTTTAACCAAGACCTTTGGTTGGGTCTGGTCCTCAAGCAAGCGCTTTGGTCAGTATGATTCATTGCAATTCAATGGACCAGAAAACCCAACCATGACATTACCAGGTACTGTTTATCCCGAGTTCAATAATGTAGGTGTTGATCAGCTAAAGGCTTTGGAGAACCTTGGTAACGATGCAGAGCCTATTCTTATTATCTCTGGTGTCGGTGATGTGCTTGGCTACTGGGTAATGACTAGCTTTACAGAAACTGAAGCTCGCCACATGGTGGCGGGTATCCCAACCAAGCAAACTTTCAACTTGGAGCTTAAATACTATGGCAAAACTCTACAGAACTAGCGCAGGTGATGTGTTGGACAGTATTTGTTATGCAGAGTATGGGACCGAGGCAGCGATCATTACAGTACTGGAGGCGAATCCACATCTCTCAGAACTTGGTACTAAATACCAAGCAGGTGTTGAGATAGTGTTGCCAGATTACACGCCACCAGCCGAAGAAGATGAGGATGTGTTGTGGAGCTAACGTATACACCTCAATTTCAGATCCTCGCCAATGGCAGTGATATTACCACTGCCATCAAAAAGTCTTTCAAAGAGATTACTATCTCGGATGTGAGTGGAGATAAAGCCGATACACTGACAATTTTGCTTGATGGTAGCCGAATAGGAAAGCTGCCGAAGAAGAATGCTGCACTCCAAATAGCATTAGGCTTTAACTATAAGCTTTATAAACAAGGCGTATTCTATATCAGTTCCATTTCAGACAGTGGTTTTCCTGAAGTAGTGACAATCAAAGCGACCTCTATCCCAATGGGAGGGAAGGAGTTGCCCACTAATATTCAAACCCAACGCACTCAAAGTTGGGAAAATACCACCATAAGCGATTTATTAAACACGGTGGCCAAGCGCAATAAGTTGACCCCGATAGTAAATGAAGAGCTAGGTGCTATTGTGCTCGAGCACGAAGACCAAACAGCAGAGTCTGATATGGCTCTTGTTAACCGTTTAGCAAGGCAATATGGCGCAATCAGCAAAGTGGCCAACGAGAACTGGTTGTTCTTGAAAATGGGTGAAGGCAAGAACGCATCTGGTACAAAAACGTTACCAACGCACGTTATCCATAAGTCGAGTTGTAGTAATTACAGTCACAGTTCGAGCACAAGAACGGAAGCATCCAGCGTTATCGCTAAATGGCAAAATGCAGAAACGGGTGAGAACGGTGTGGAGCGAGCTGGTAGCGGTGAGCCTGCTTTTGAAATCTCTTACCCATACCCAACACAAGCAGAAGCACTCGCAGCTGCAAAAGCTAAAGCCGATTCACTAAGTAAAAGCAGTGATTCGTTTAACCTCACGACTGAAGCCACTCATAAACTCATTAAAGCATTTGCGGAAGGTCACATTGAACCGAAAGGTTGGAGAAGTGAAATTAGTGATCGCAAATGGAATATTAAGCAGATAGACAAAAAGTTATCTAAAGGTGGAGGTTTGACGATAAGCATTTCCTCAGAAGCTGCCTAGTCAAACCTACCAAAATTTTCACAACAACGCTTCGCCACCTGCTTATGCAGATGCGTTGTTGTGCTCTTTACTTGTTAACCTTCTCAATTCGTCAGCGGCTTGCTGCAATGTAATGCTGCTTGACCTACACATCTCACTTGTCAAAACGACTCCTTCACCAGAAGCGGCTGCTGTTGATAGCCATTCCAGCCTTCCAATTAAATCCAATTCACTAATTAATGATTTGCTCATATACCTAGCTCCTACTAACATTTTTATTATTAGCTTATAGCCTGCTTTTGTATCAGGTCTATACAGCCTGTTGTTTAAGACGTTGTTTTAAATGACTTCATAGCGTCATTGGGCAATATATTACCAATAACCATTATAAAAGAACTGGTAATACCACGGCTTTATCTATGAATCCGTCATTAGTGGCGGTTTTGATGTAATAAAGAGCCAAATTTGACGTGGTGAAAATGAAAAAATGCGATCCAATCGTGTCAGTATTGAGACGGTTTAGAGAAAACCGAAAGATTTCTCAGGGGGAAATGTCCAAAAGGACAGGGATTCCTCTCAGAACTTTGCAGCGTGTGGAGTCTGGAGAAAGTGACATGAATCTTTCTCATTACCGGAAGTATTTAAAAGTACTTGAAGTGGCCGATATGGATGTATCCATAGCTCTTCATTCGCATGAATTTGCAACGGAGCTTGATGTTGCGGCGGTGGCTAGAATGTTGCCTCCAGACATAAAGAAGTTACACCTTCAATATATGCTTGGCCTTGTTAAGCTGGTTCAAAACCAAGAGAAGAAATAAGAAGGCACATCAGGTGCGCCTTCTTGTTTTTTATCGTGCTAGTTCTTGGTAACAAGCCTTAGCTACGGCTTCACCCATACCTTGATGTTGATTCTCTAACCACTCAATTACCAAGTGGGCAGGTAAGTGGATTAAATCGGCTAGTTTTTGCGAACGAATAAAGGTATAGTCTTCTTTAGACATAGTCATCTCCTGGCGGTTTTGGTTGTGTCACACAAACCCACTGTTCCCGCAGTGGGTTTTTGCTTTTTTAGAACTAGATAGCCTCATTTCAGCATTAAACTATCGCTCTATTCCTTATTAATTGACATAGACTCTATAAACACTTTGTTACCGATCTTAAAGCCCTTTACTGAACCATTTTCATCAGCGAACTGAAAGGCTTCCCCGTTTTCTCTAAATTCTTTAGCTAATTTATGAGAGGCAATAAACGTCTTAGATACCCTCTTATCAAACACAACACGATTCACGTCCGATTGAAGTAACTCTAAGTATTGCTGGTGATAATTAACCATTCAAAACTCCCCTTTAATTGTTTCTTGCTTTCATTCTAAGCAAATCACGACCTAGCTTTTCCAGTTCTTGTTGTTGAAGAAAGTCCTTTCGCTCACTCATCATTTTATGATTCCAACGCAGGAGAACCGTGACAAATAGCAACGCTAAGATAATGACTCCACCTACTGCCCATATGTACATTTAAACCCCCTTAGCGCCTTTTGGCGTGAGCCTTGCGGCCTACAATTTGAGTTCGAACCGAATAGAGGTAACTTAAACACTCTTGCTGCTCTTTGGTTGCGTCTAATTGAGCTCTTACATCATTCTCAATGCCCTTAATGTAAGAATTAATCTCTTCCTCTGAAACGCTTCCAATGCG